GAGGCCGACCGCGCCTTGTTTTTTTATCACTTCAATAAATTGTGTAACTGGTATCATTTTCATAATTAATTTTCAAAAGGTGGGGGTGTTGGTTTTGGTTCGTATGGTATTAAGTCAAGGTCTTTAACCCAAAGATAATCAGGGTTTACACACTGCTCCATTTCTTCAATTGATGTTATCCAATTGTCATTGGCATCTTGTATAGAATTAAAATAAGAATCAGGTGCATACAATTGACCGAACATTTGGTCTTTTTGTACCTCTGTCAATAGTCCGACATAGGTTAACTTTTGTTCTGTTGTTAAATCTGTTAGTTTCATACTTGACGTCCTAAAGTTGTTTGAAATGCTTGTACTGCTGTGTAGAAGTTAGCCGCTTCTGTGTCTGTTAAACCGTCACCTATTGAAGCGAAGGCACATTCCCTATCTGTGTAATATATAGCTGAACCATTAACATTATAAGCTAATAAAAATAAATTATAATTATTTAATGTAGTGCTTGAAGTTGAATCTGTAAATAATATGCTTGAATTTTTATATAACTTCATTTGATTTGATGCAATTCTTGATGCTATAAAAAAGCCCTTCATATCTGGTGAAGTTCCTGGCCCTGCTTCTAATGAATTTACCGCTCTATATGCTGTGTTTGCACCTGAAAATTTAGGAGCTATAAATAATCTGCTATTTGTTGTAGTATCATTAACTCCTATTTCTAAATTGTCTGTTGTTGAAGTGTCAGTTCTTGAATAAAATGATATATGTGTATTATTTAAACTTAAAGCACTTTGAGGATCAAGATTGGTATTTGCATAACCATCTACTCCACCTAATAAACCTGTTGAACTATATGTTAAACCACCATTATAAGTTAACCTATAAGCAGCGTTTAAATCGCGTGGGTCTTTAAGATTATATTTCATAGAACTTGCACTACCTCCAACCATTGGATACAAAGCCTTCATCTTAGTCCAAATGCTATACCCTTTCAAGTCAACTACCAAAGTATTAATAGCCGCTTGTTGTGTTGAGTCTGTAATTGAAGCCGCTGTTATGAATGCTTGAGCGTCTGGGTCAACGGGTGGCGTTGTAATTCCTACAATATCAGTTAAACCCGCATAGCTATCAGCGTGAATGTCACCCCAACCTATTGCATTATTTGCACCTTGCCCCCAGCCTATATTATTATTTGAAGCACCGTCGCCCCATCCATTTGCATTTGCCATTTTTCTAAGTTGTTATATCTCCGAATAAAACCCATTCATCGGTACCTACCTTTATTAACGTTGCAACCGAATATTGTCCCGTTGTTTTAGTTTTACCACCCGTTGAATGTAATGTAACTCCAGCAGTTCCAGCGATAGTTGTTTGTCCCGCACCATGTTGATATATAATCATTTCCGTACCTATCGGAAACGCATGGCTTGAATTTAACGGAATACGTAAATCATTAGCCGTACCGCGATCCGTTTTTATAATTTTATTAGCATCCGATAAAGTTAAGTTGTTTAACGCAGCCGAATAAGTAACCATTGTTTTATTGAATACTTGAGCACCCGTTACGTACTTACTTGAAAACGTACCACCTCCATCGTCTTGTGCAATTGCAAAACGATCGGTAGCAACTATATTACTTCCCTTTGCCGTTAATTGACTTATCTTTACGTTTGCCATTTTGCTTACTTAAATAGGTTAATAATTTCTTTATGTTTTCGTCTTTTGGTTTGTAGTTCTTCATAAATACCAGCCAGTATAATTGTTATTTGTGTCGGGGTACATATCCCCGTTTGAATTACTATTGTATTCAGGAAATAAATCGTTGTTAAATGATATATAATCAATAAACCTTTCAGTATAATGCTGCGCTATTGAACGCTCTTTTTCTATTAAGAAATCAATTTCTACTTTTTCAACGTTCGTAGCGTTTTCCGAATTGTGTTTATACACCCCTTTATTCGCTATTGTATAAGCTGCAAAGGGTAAATATTCAACCATAGCCCAATGTATCAGCATAGGCTTTACATACGTAACTAAAAGATTATTGTAATCAGTTGGTATTGTGTAAATTGAACTTATTGTAACCGCTCCATTTGTGCCGCCCGTTACCGTTGCCGTATCTCCTACTTTATAACCCGTACCCGCCGTGTTAATTGTAGCCGCAGTAATTAAACCACCCGCCGCCGTAATATTTAATTTTAAACCCGTTCCCGTTGCGCTTGTTGTATTTATAGCAGTTCCCGTAGTATATCCCGTTCCTTGGTTGCTTATTGTAATTGCTGTCGGTATTCCTGAAGCCGCTAAAATAATTTCAGACTTTAATTTTTCAAGTAAATCAGTACCTAAGTAATTTTGTATGTGAATGTCTTGTGCTATTTTGACGTACTGAATAAAATTGTCAGTGTCCACGTTACCGTTCATTGCAGTGAACTTAACAACGTCGTTTCTTGTTATGAGTAAAGCTTCAGCCATTATTCCCCGTATATTTTATTAGTTGGTAAAAATCCGTTATTTGGCATATCCTTAGGTAATTGACTAACTTTAGAATCGTTTTTTACAACGTATCCTAATTTTTCAGCTTTCTTAACGGCAACTTGTTTTAATTCCGTACTATTAACATCAATTGCTTTACCGCTAAATGTAGCGTAAACACGTTTATTCCAACGGTGGTTACAATTTCCACCGCCTTTATAGAACCAAATTGAATATGTATCCGCACCACGTGGTCCCCAACCTTTGTTTACTACTTCAGAACCCATTTTAATAATATCTTCTTTACGGTAAATCTTATTAGCCGCTATCATTCTATTACAAAATTCACGACTATCAGCGCTTGTTTTACCAGCGTAAACGTATCTCGTTAAAAATTTAATACCTTCAATTACTTCGTCTTGCTTACTTGAAATATTAGGTCTATTGTCGCCCGTTGAAACTAAGTTAACTATTTTGCTTAAAAAGGACTGTTTCGGCTCTTTAGAAAGCGTTTCGTTCTCTTTGTCGTCCGAATCATAATCTACCTCGTATTCATCTATTAGAATCGAATTTTCGGGTTCGTCTTCGCCTAAATTAATTAACGCTTCAGCTATCTTAAAATCTTTGCTTAATTCCGTTCCTGTTTCTTCAGCAACTTGTTCTTCGTTTTGTGCATTTTCTAAATCTACGAACTCCAAAGGTTGTAACGTTTTAAAGAATAACTTCAAAGAAACACTGTTAAAGGCTAAAATTTTATCAAAGGCATCTATTATTTGGTCTTGAATAGGTTTAATAACCATATTGTCAAACAAAATAGAAGCGTTTTTTAATTCATCGGCGTTTGAACTAAAACCATTAGCCGAACCTAAACCGAAAAGAAGTGGCGAAGTAACGTTATGCGCTAACATAATTTTCTTTACGCATTCCTCACTTAATGAATTATACAAATCTGGAGCATCGTTAACGGGCATTGTGTCAACCGTTGTTTTGCTTTCTTGGTTATTATTAAATCCTATAATAACCTTTTCGCCACGTGGTCCTGTTAATTGGCTTTTTACTTTTCCCGTAATAATTTGTTGTTGTTCTTCAGTTGGTACCCCGTTATTAAAGTTAATTACAACCCGTCCAGCGAAGCCTTTTTGAACTTCGTTAATTAAATAATCAGCAATTTCTTCTTCTAACTTTGCATAAGGTAAACCACCTTGGTAATCAGGTAAAGCGTAGTATTTCATTCCAACCGCATACGGCTTCGAATAAAGTATTTCTATTTGTTCATTTGAATATCCGAAAGCTGGTATTCTTTTAGGTGCGTATTTCTTAACGTCCAACCAATTATCTGAATAATAATAACCTTCTATTTCTCCGTCTTTATTGCACTTTTCTGCACGTAATAAATTAACAGGTATATGATATGCTTTTAAAATTCTTTTGTGGTCTTGTGAGTAATGTATTTGCATCGCAAACTGTCCGAACATTTTCCTGTCAAGTACAATTTTACGAATACAATCAGCATTGAATAAAGCCATCATTTGAGCGTACTCATTTGGCTTTTTACTTGCGTCTAACGCACTTAAACCACGTCCGTAAATTAAACGACTTACATTGTTAATTACAGAGCTATTAGTTGTCGAATTAACGTACCTATCAATAATAAACTGAAAGTAGTTATTATCTTCGCCAAACTCAACCCAAGCGTCGCGTTTTGACTCTTGAATTACGGGCGTTGTGTAAGAACTTAATTCTAAAACGTGTATATTACTCATAAACTATAAATTCATTTGTGGTGCTATTAGCAGTATATTGGTTTTTGTTTACTGAAAAACTTGAAACATTTTG